GTATTATATTGTTCTGCAATTTCAAAACCTAGTTGATTTTTCATTGCGTCTGTGATCGGCATAAGTTCTTGAACTTGCATTGCAGCAACGTCTTCGATCATTTTTTGTAGTTTGTCAACCAATTCTTTGGCTGCTAGCAGTACTTCTGCTTGGTCTAAATCTTGTTCCATAACAATGCTTTCTTTCATTTTAGCACGTTTGCCGTCTTTTCTGGCTGGTGCAACTTCTCTAATATATGTTTTTAAAGAATGTTCGATAAGTTTTAACTTATTGTATTGTGCATTTTCCCAATAAGTAAGATTGCTTTCTTTGATAGTAGCAATTTTAGCTGTTGTTGCAGTTAGCATACGATTTAATGAATCGGTGCTCATTTCTCCCAAATTAACATTGTGATTAAATGTTTGGGACAAAATACGATTAATTTTGCCTACATTGTGGCTTGCTGAGTTTAAGTCGTTTAAATACATGATGTTGATTCCCTTTAGTATATTTATAGTCTTTTTAGAATTTTACTCTTAGCTTCAAATAATCTTCTATTGGCATTGTCTACTTTTGCTAAGGATATATCTTCATTTAATGATCGCTTTGCATTATGCTTGTGCATATATACTTCATACAATGCATTGGCATATTCAACATCTAGTTGTTCCAACTCGTTCACACCACTAATGGTGTTAACAATGTATTTTTTAACAATAGCCATAGCAGTTTCAAATAGAGCAAGTTCTTTGTGCAATACTTCACCTGCCGCCAGATCTATTATGTTATAAAAGTTTTTTGTTCTACCAGCAAACTCCATTGAAACAATATCAATCTTATAGTTATGCACTCTTACGCTGGATTCTGTTACTGTTTGGTTGATAGCAACCGCTAAGTCAATATCATTTATTGCATCTTCAGCTAACATTTCACTTGCTTGTTGGAAGTTTTTTTCTAGTTTTGGGGAAATTGCATATAGCTTTTCTAAGATAGCTTTCATGTCTTCTGTACTGCTCATCTCATGCCTCACTATTGTTATCAATGTTGAGTGCATAACTTGTTGAGTTACGATCTACAAACCGCTCTAGTATACCACGGCTTACCAGTGTTTGTGCAATGTATTGTTCACGTTCGTTCAAATCTTTTTTATCCAATTTTTCATTGTTTGAAAAATGCTCTTCAATAAACTGATTTTCTCTGGTGTTAATCCAGGTATAAATCCCACTCTTGGTTACCATTGCTCTCATTGTGCTGGACTTCCTGGACTTTGTGGCGCTAGCATTCTACTTGGAATACCTGTAGGTGCCAGTCTTTTACGTAACTGTCCTCTATATTCCTGTGCTGCTTTTATGTTCGCTTCATCGTTAGCATCTTGTGCTTGATTGTTTGCACGTCGGGCTTGGTTAGCCATATCACCAGTTTGCTGTCTTACTGCAGCTTTGCTTAGTCCAGCTGCTGGTTCATCAATTTGGCCATACGATTCTGCAATATCACGTAATCTCATAGTAATACACCTTGTTTAACAGATAAATTCATATATGTATTTAGCGAAATTACATGGTCATAATTATTGTAACAACAACAGTTAGTATACCTGCAACTACGGACGCTGCAGTACCTAACATAATTCTGTTTGTTGTTTGATTTTGTTTTAAATTATCTTCTCTCATACCAGCAAATGCACGTATGTTTTCTTCACGCAAGCCTGTTACTTTTTCTTCAATTTGGTCTAGACGTGTTTCGACATTATTAATTTGCTTCTCCAGCACTCTATACCTCTCTGCACACAGATCGACATGGGCTTCTAAATTATGACGCTCTAATTGCGTCGTGATTGTATTTGACATAATTCACTTCCTATCACTTCATGTGATTTGTTAAGATAGGAGCCTTTGTATGTGTGCCTGTGTAGAGTGTGCCTAATTTGTAATACTATTTAGCGATACATCATACCTTTAAAAAGCGTATGTTTACGGTATCTTTATTAAAAGCCTCAAACGTATTTAATTTAAATGTAACTGTCTCATCTAATTTAGCAGTAAAGGCAGCACCATCACAATCATGTTCTAACAAATAAACACCATTTGTGTCTTTATTAAAAACATCAGTATGCTCGGATATAAAGTCTAATTTCCACACTGTATGTAGTCCATTAAACTGTTTTCCAAAGCCGTATTTAACTACATCTTGTGTCATTAACTTGCTAATTTGCACTTCAATTGGTTGACTTCTTAAACTAATAAGCTGCAACAACGTATTAAGATTTTGCTGTTGATTATAACCGTGAGTATTTAATGACTTGGAGTTAGTCACATTGCTATTAGTAATATCGACTAGGGTATATATAGTATAACTTTGGGTCAACTAGTGGCATTTACCTCAGCTCGGAACCCAGCGTTGACGTGGTACTAGCTTTACTTTTTCTGCATTTGCTGCATATCCCTCGCCACCGGCTTGCCCATCAGTTGTTGCAGTGATGTCGGATGTTTGTTGATCTAGCTGACCAATAATATCATCCTTCACACGCTGCACTTTTAGTACAAGGTTGAATAGTACTGGTATAGACTTGCTTTCTGGCATTGCAAGTATTTTAGCTTGCTTTTGTGGACTTACTTTACTTGCTTTGAGCCAATCAAAGAATCCAGTTGCAAGATCATTTAACCGACCTGCACGACTCATCTGATTTACATAAGTGTATATGATGCCTTTCATATCACTTAAACCTGCTTGTGGTTCAAGTAAACTGTCAATTGCTTGTGCATTTTTTTTGGCATCATTGATAATGTCATCTACTGCGCTGGTGTCAATTTTTGTTTGGTATGATTTGATTCTAGAATTCAGTACAACAGCATTGTTTCCGTTTAACCCAGCAACGTCAGTTAATGCCATGCCGTCCGATGAACCAAACTCTTTGTAATATAAGTGTGCAGCAATCCCCACGCTACTTCGTGCAATACGCTTGCCTAAATCACTTGCGGGATTTACTGTGTATGTAACTTTGTTTGGAGTAAAAGTAATACCCTGATTAGCCATTTGAAATGGCTCGCCCGGATACCATAACAAGTCACCCATTGCATATCCTCTAAACTGAGGAGAGGTGTTTTTTTCCATAACGTCAAATACTTGTGCCATATCAGCACCTAGTTTTTGACGCCAATCTTCGCCCTTGCCTGCAGTTGTAATAGCATTTTGCATATCTGCTGGTGTGGTATATTTTTCTTTACCCCAGCCGTTTTTGCCTACCAGAACAAATGTACCGTCGGGTTCTCGGCCCCAATATAGTGCAATACGTCCATCCCACTTGATGTTAAGTTCAGTTGACCCACTGCCCACGTTCTTTAAAATATTCGCAGCATTTAGCGCACCCTGGCTTCCGTCAACAAATACCAGATCTTCTAAGTGTTGCCATTCACGACCCACTTTTGTCGCTTCGGTTAAAAGTTCACGGGCTCTCATGGAAGTTCCTTCCAATTAGGATCTGCTTTAAGATCTGCCATCATTTGGGCAGACTCTTGCGGTGGTAATGCATTTGCAATAGATTCAACACTACCCAAGTCCTGTGCAGTAGCATTGGACCCGATTAGGATTTTTGCAATGTCGTTTACATCCTTAGATACCATACTATCATCTGTTCTGTTTAGCAAGCCCTTAAATGCGCTCCACTTCAAGCCTCGTTGTTTTGCAAGGTATGACATAGCAATTTGCTTGTTAACCCCCTTGTATTTGCTGCCTTGCGGAATAGCATGTGTATGGAATTTTGATACGTCCATTGCATTTTGTGTTACCATAATATCTACTTGGTGTGCTTGATCGCCCAATGGAACTCTTACATGTACACTAACACCGCTTTGCCCTGTTTCGAACCCAGCTAGATCAAATAACTGTCTTAATTTTTTACGAATAACCTTTGGATCATCTGTGCTAAAAAATTGTGCAAGTTCGTTTTGATCTACAATAAGATCAAGATCACCACTTACTTTGCCCGGAGTCGGAGTTGCACCACTACCAATCGGAATAGCTTTGATGCCTGTTTTACTAAGCACAGTGTTAACGCTGTCAACGATTGCAGGAATCATTTCGTGTTTAAAAGAGGCAGCATCACTAAACATGTTGCCGCCCTCGTTTACTACTAGGCTGTTTTGCAATAATCTTTTTGTTCTGGGGCCACGATTGTAGTGTCTTTTATGCGTCCCGTGTAGGATGTCCGTTATCTTCAATTCGCTGTATTCCTCTAATAAACTTTTTAGGATCCTTAGTTCGAATACTATTAATAAGGCGCTTTTGTAAATCTTCCGCTACCTCAGGAGGAAAACTGTTATCAATCATTTCGATCAAATTGATTGCAGTTTGCATCACATGTCTAGCATTCGACTCAACTAATTGGCGCTTGTCTTTTTTGGGAGACATAGCATTAATTTCTTCTAGTATAGATCTCGTATTTTTCTTCATTGTAACACTATTTAGCGGTTCCATTGGTAAATATTATTGCTGAGGTAGGAGCGAAACTTATAGCATAATGCAAATTCCTGATTTCTATACATAGATCCATGATTATAAGAATAGCAACATTAATGGCGGCGAGCAAAACACAGGCTTACAATTTGGCACACACAGGCTCATATTATTGACTCCGTTTTGGCTACTGCTCGCTGTATAGATCATCATATATATCCTAAGATAAGGTTCTACTGCTGTTACCTCAGCAACTACTCTCTTCGTTTAAGTAGGTTCTTAAGTCTGTCAGAGTTCGACACAGATTGACTTGCTGTAGATTCATCCACAACTTGTTCACCTGCTGTAATTGTACTCTTAGTCTTTAGCTTTTGATAAATGCTTGTGACTTGACTAGTTTCATCATCACGATCATCCTCATCCAAATCTGTAATACGCAGTGATTCCATGTTATACGCAAGATCAAGTTTTGTCCCCACACCACTACTACTACGTGTTTTCATAAACTGAATTTGCACACGCCCACGCTCACGCATTGCACGGCTGCTAAAAATACCAATCAAGTTATCTGCTGTGTTGATCTTACTAATACCACCTGCAATGTGACTGTGGTCAAATTCAACTTCATCAACTGCACTACGATTCAACTGTGATGCTGTAACAAACAAGATATGTAGTTCTACTGCTAGATTACGCAATTCTTCCGATACAAACTTATCTTTGATAAACTGATCGCTTGCTGGCACTTTGTGACCTGCAGGCATCATAAGATCCAAATAGTCCACCAGCACCACGTCTATCTTTTTCTTTGTTTTGATTTCATATTCTTTGATATAGCTGCGCAGGTCGTTGGCATTCTTGCCTGTGGGCATGTACTTGACCTGTATAGCACCGCTGCGTTTGCCAATCATACGCACTTTCATTTCAACATCGTCAATGCTTTTGAAAATGTCTCTGCTGGGAATGTCAGTGACCATGCTGTCGATGCGCATACTAACTAGATTCTCGCTGAGTT